CAGTCATTATATTATATATAAATAAAAAAAGATAATATATAACCAAGAAATAACTTAAATATATTGATAAAGTAAATGTATATATCCTAAATGTCGTCGTTTGAAACTAAGAAGTTGCCTAACGGAGAAACAAATCCTAAATATGTGGATTTGCTAGACCAAGACCCCGAAATTGCAGGACAGAAATTTGCTTGTATGTCATTTGTATCTCCTGAAAAGATACTTAAAAAAAGAGAAGTTTACTTGTTTGATCAATTTATTAAACAATGGGAATTTTCTAAGTCAATGGAAAGATATTTTGACTTTATCCATTTTATTGCATATAAACATTCAATTAATGTAGAAAAGCTAATTGATGATTTCAATGAATTTGTAAAAGAGGAATCATTAACTTTAAAGAAGAGTGGTATTGAAAATGATTATAAGAATTTTATTGATAAGCAAGAAGAAAAGTTGAACCAAGAATTTAGCAGAGACCATGCATTTCAAACATCAGTTCGTGGTCTAAAGATAAGAGGTGTATTTGCAACACAAGATGAAGCAGAAATGAAAAGTAAGAAGTTGCGTGAGAATGACCCAAACCACGATATTTTTGTAGGTCCAGTAGGAATTTGGGTTCCCTGGGATCCAGACGCATATAAGACAGGAAGAGTAGAGTATTTGGAGGACGAATTGAATGCGTTGCATAAAGAGAAACTAAAGAATGAGGAAATGGCAAAGAAGGAGTTTGAGGAGAGAGTAAGAGAGACAAAGAAGAAGGCAATTGCAGAAAATATTGAGAAGGCAAAGGAAAATAAGAATGTATTAACTCAAAGACTTGATGAAGATGGAAATTTGATAGGTGTAAAAGAAACCGTTGATTTTGACTCAAGAGAAGTTGCTGATGCAGAGTCAGTAAAGTTGCATAATGAAATGTTATTAGAAAGACTAAAGAAGGAAAAGGAAGAATCAGAAACAGCAAATATTGTATTGGAAACAGTAGAAGAGTAATAAAAAATTGATATAAATATAAAAAATTATAATTATTTAATAATTAAAATAATTATAAATCAAATATGTTTTCGGTTGGTTCAAATAATGCAAGGAATGGTCAAAGATATAGACGGTTAAATAGACCTCATATTGAAAGAAGAGGAATTAAAAGTAAACATTTATTTTTGAAAAAATGTAACTTATCGATGCAAAATAATAGAATAACTTTTAATAGTATATTGAAAACAAGATTAGAAAAACAAGAAAATACAAATAGTTTAAATAATGATGCTTTATATATGATATGTTCACATTTAATAACACCAACAGATGAAGGCTTTTATCAAAATAAGTTTGAACATTTTATATCTATACAGAATAATGGATTTATAAATCAAGAAAATAATATTCTTTATAAAAAGTACATAAATGCTTTTATAGAAACGCAAAAATTATACTATGCATTGAATAAAATGGCATATATGTGGAAATTAAAGAAGTATAAAATAGGTTCAAATACAGATATGTATATGAATGAATTAAATGAACATGATAAAAATGTAATATGTATATTACAAAATAATAGAAAGTATTTATTTACATTATTTGATTTAAATAGAATTGTTCACAAGTGCTTAGGAGAAGCAAATGATTTTTATAGCACACCAATTCCGTGTAAAAATCCTTTTACAAATTTACCATTTACAAAATGTAATTTATATAATATATACTTTGCAGTAAAAAAGAGTAATATTGAAATATCAGAATTGTTTTATTACTTTTATAGAACCGATTTTAGTTTAAGACATTACATTGATAAATATGAAACAATATTACGAGATTATAATATTAAAAACTATTGTGAATTAAATGAAGACGATAAAGACGATATTTATGAAAGCATTGATGAAATGATATTTCATTATAACAAAAAACATAAAAATAATCAGATAAGGATTGATTCGAAATTTCCTAAGGATGTTTTAATTTCGATATTTAAACCATATTTGAAGTATTACTATAAATCAATATATTCTCTATCAAATAACACAAGACATGAAAATGCATTATTTGTAAATTCTTTGTTATATAATTTTACTAAGAAAAATCCTTTCTTTGGTAGAAGAAAAAGGGTAGAACATTTTATTGGACATTCTTACAGTTATGAATCAAGCGTTTGTGATTTTGAAGCTCCAATTAATTACAAGAAAAATATATCAAATTGTCATTTAAAAAATGCAAATAATTATAGTAATATTGTAAATAATTACATTAAAAATGAAGATCGTATATGTAGTAATAACGAAAATAATGAAAATCATACTTTTCAAAGTCTTAGTAATATGTTAAGAAATACTGTAATAAATAATAGTTTATTAGCAACGGATAGTTTATCTTCCAGTTATCCAAATGTTCATATTCATTTTAACGAAGATGGAAATATAAATAACAGTGATGTAACTACAGAAAATGTGAATGAAACAGAAAATATGGTTGGATTAGAGGAAGAAGATATGAGTGAAACCAGTTCAACAATTACAGAAGTATTAGATTATCAGAGCAATACTTCAGCAATTATGGGCTCTTATATGGAAGAAGGAGAAGAGGAAGAAGAGGAAGAACAAAGAGAAACAGAAAGCGTAAGTTAGTTATTTTGTGTTGACTAATTCATCATTAATATTTGTATAAATAAAAACTAAAACAAAAACAGTAAAACAACCAAGAGCCATATTTAAAGCAATTTCTAATCCAAAATCAAAATATCCAGCGATTAAATCGCTAATAGTATGTCCAAGAAGAGCACCATATAAAGCGCCATTAACTCCAAGTCCACTAAAATAATTATCAATATGAATACCAGTTAATGCAGATAAAGCAACAATAAAATTATCAATAAATCCAAATGAAAATCCTTTCAACATTATTATATATTATAAACTAATATATAATAAATTACCATTTGGTTTTTTTTACGTTAATAGAGGTAGCGGCTCTTTTCTTTGATTTATTAGGGTCATATGCTTCATCTTCATCATCAGAACCTAGATTTTTAGAAATATCCCAAAATTCTTTAGACCCAAGTTTGAAGTCTGGTTTTTTTTCAGCTTTATACCAAAAGATTTGATCATTTAATTTATTAGACTTAGCATTGTTATTAATAACTAAACATTCATAATTTTCAGTAGTTTGGTCCATTACTGCACAGAAAGCCTCTAAAGTGGGAAACATACTAGCATAATTTTCCCATATTCTTTTACGATTTGTTAAATATGGTTCTCTCAAAATAAATACGTAATCAATATTTGTTCTTAAATTGGGAGGTATACCTAATGGATATTGCATAGTAATAATAAGCATAATTTTCCAATGACGACCATTCATAAATAATAATCTCATCATTTTATCACGTGTCCATGATTGGTCATATAAACAATCATCTAATATAACAAATGCTCTTGGATCTATAGTTGACCTCCGTTGAGATTTAATCTCGTTATTCATTTGTTTCAAAACTGTTTTTTGCCTTCTTAAAATGTTTTCAATTAAAACAGTATTATATTCTTCATGAATAAACAATTTCGGAACATGAGCAGAATAAAAACCGTTACCCGCTTCAGTTCCTGATATAACTGTTCCTATGGGAATATCTTGATGATAATATAATAAATCTCTAACAAGAAATGATTTACCAGTATCACGTCTCCCAATCATAACAATTACAGGACCTTTATTCTCATCTGGCTTAAAGGTAATTTCTTTCATATTAAATTTTCTCATTTCAAGTGTCATCTTAAATATTAACTTTACTATATCTTCATATTAATTTATAGCACTTTGAACGTGCATGTTATTAGTTTAAATATCTTAATAATAATGTTTTAGTCAATTATATATAAATTTTAATAATGCCTAAATTTAATTTGTCTTATCATCGGGTCATAAATACTTCTTATTTTTATGATTTATCTTTATGTAATCTCCAATTTTACAATCCTTTGTATAATGAACTATTTAATTTAGATGAATCTACTTATAACAAGATATCATTGAATCACAAATATCAATGTATATCATCAAACAAAATTTGTAATACTGAAAATAAAGAAGTTTTAGAGAAAGATTATTTTGTAAAGTATTCTCCACTTATTGACCCTACCAAATATATGTCAGGCAAGTATGTGAAAGAAAATATTAAACTTCCAAATATTGTTGATACTTCAGCAAATACTATGTCTAAAATATTAAATTCAAATAATGCATCATATGTTGATAATTTCTTTTATTACTTAAGTAGTCAACTACTAAATCATCACAAATTTAAAAGTGGTATTGATTATTATGGTTCTTTTATGTGTAATCAAAATAAATTTAAATATGATATTTCAGATGATTTGGAATATTTATATTCTTCAGAATTTTTTAATTCAAATGTAAATGTTCTATTTAATGTTGAGGACTTGGGAATAGAATATATGAATTTTGGTTCTCGTGCCAATAAAAAAAAATTGTGTATTGAGAATACGTCAATTGCTATTGATATCGATGAATTAAAAAATGATATTGATTTTGATTTGATAAATAGTAATGAAATAGATTTAGAATCAAGTTTAATCTTTAAAGATGAAAAACAATTAGATAAAAATGAAAATAAATCTGATAGTGACTCTGAAAGCAGTGATGATAGTGAGGTATGTTATTCAACGGATGATGAAAATATTGAATTAAATAATCAAGAAGATAATAATAATGCCGATAGTAAAAGTGATTCATCAGATAGTTCATCTGAAGACACTTTAACAAGTGATTACAATGATGATAAATTTGCATTTATTGATAATTTCCCAGTTCAAGCAATTTGTATTGAAAAATGCGATGGAACACTTGATAGATTATTTGAAACTGGGGAAATAACCTGTAGTGAAGGGATATCTGTTTTATTTCAAGTTATTATGACACTATTAACCTATCAAAAAACATTTTATTTTACACATAATGATTTGCACACTAATAATATTATGTATATGAGTACAGATGTTCCATATTTATATTATAAATTTAATAAATCCTACTATAAGGTGCCAACATATGGTAAAATATATAAAATTATAGATTTTGGAAGAAGTATTTATAGATACAATAATCGTATTTTTTGCAGTGATAGTTTTGACCACGATGGGGATGCATCATCACAATATAACTGTGAACCTTTTTATAATGAAAAGAAAGCAAGAATAGATCCTAATTTTAGTTTTGATTTATGCCGGCTTGGTTGTTCTATTTATGATTTTATTATTGATGAAACTGATAACGAAAAAGAATTTAATGAACTACAAAAAATTGTAAAATATTGGTGCACTGATGATGAAAATAAAAATATTTTATATAAAAAGAACGGTGAAGAAAGATACCCTAATTTTAAATTGTATAAAATGATTGCAAGAACCGTTCACAAACATACTCCAGAAGCACAATTAAAAAATAATATATTCAAAAAATTTCAAATAAATAAAGTTGACTTTGATAATTGTGATTTAGATAGTTTGATGGATATTGATAACATACCATCCTATATTTAACAAGTAAATTTTATTCGTTATATATTATATAACGAATGAAAAGTAAAAAAGATACAAAAAAAATACAAGTAAAACAAAAAAAGAAAACAAGAAAAAACCAAACCAATAAAAGGAAAACAAAAAAAGAGTGTTGTAAAATTGGCAGTGGTCGCACTTATAGAAAAAGAAGAAGAAGCCAAAAAACTTGTGCAATTTGTTTAGAAAAAATACGTAAAAATGATTTAATTTACACTGAATGCAAACACCCTTTCCATATAGAATGTTTAGAAGCGTGGTGTGCAACAAATCACTCAAAAAGAATCGTTCCTTGTCCAT